CCTTTAAAATAATCCGAAACTTGCGTCTTTTGAGTTGGAATCTTCAATGTAAGATTTAATGGCCGGTATATCTGACTCATTACGAACAGTCACGTTAACGATAGGTTTATTGTTCTCTTGCATGCTATGGCGTACGTCTTTGCTCATATGAGCATCGAAAGAGTTTCCTAAACCAGCTAATCCTTCTTCTAAAAAGTCTGGTTTTAAGTCTGCATTGAAGGCATCCATAACTTTTAATGCCGCTAATTTACTTTCTCTTGCAGCTTTTCCTGCATATTCAGAGATACCCATACCTAATCCAGTCATACTATCATTACCTAGTTGTATGAATTTACGAGAAGGAGAATGACTATCCAAAGCACTTTTTGCAGCGTTCAATGCACCTTTTGCAGCGTTCCATGCAGCTGCTGCTAAATCTTTAGCTTTTTGAACGATACCTCTAATCATTCCAGCTATCATATCAACACCTGCTTGAAAGAAACCTCCAATAAAACTTCGAGCTCGATTTAATGCAGTTGTCATGCCATTTCCAACAGCGCCAACCACTCTGAAGAAACCACTAACTACTGCTTGTAAAAATCTACTCATTGCAGAAATGATACTTGAAACCCATTGTGCACCACCAGAAATGATACGACTGAGTGCTTGCATCATTTTTTGAGCAACGGTTGAAACTACACGTGAAAACCAACTTGACACCGTGTTCCAAATTCTAGTAACTGCGCCTGAAATCACAGACCAAATTTGATTCCAACTTGTGATATTAGTACCGAGTATTCTGTTCAAAACGTTGAATATGAAGTTAGAAATCTGGTTCCAAATTGATACTAACGTATTCCAAATCGTAGTCATTACATTAGAAATCGTAGTTTGTAAAGTTTGCCAAGCGCCAGAAAAATCTCCGGTAAGGAGCTGTATTAATGCAGTAAACAAACCGAAAATCAATTGCGTAGCAGCTTGTAGTATTCCACCTATCGCAGTGAATACTACTGAAATCACAGTCCAAAGAGATTGGAAAGCAGTTACTAAACCATTGATAAGGCTGATGAATAAGAAGCCGAGAACTTGGTTTGCAACTTGCCCTAACATTTGTAAGATAGGGATAATTGGTTGTAATGTTTGTTCGATAGACGCTCTGAACTGATTGAACCAGTTAATCACTGATTTTACAGCGTTCATTATCGTATCTTTAATTGTGTTCCAAGCTTCAATACAAGTTTTTCTGAAATTCTCATTTGTTTTCCACAACCAAACAATAATACCTATTAAAGCAACGATAACGCCTATGATAGCCAATACAGGCCATGAAATCGCACCTATAGCTACACCTAACGCTTGGAATGCACCACTTAACATAGGTAAGATACGCATAATTGTACTAATAGGGCTCATGAGAAGTCTAAATGCGATTTTCACTAGGTTCAACGCACTTCTAAGTATTTGAGTGTTTCTAGCAAAAGCTAACATTTTAGTCATAGCTTTGAATAGACTACTACTAAAGAATGTTTCTAATAATGTACCTACTGCAATGATTGGTGCTAGTAAAGCCCACAACATACCACCGAGTATCATACCTATACCAACCATTCGAGCTATAGCAGGGTGTGTTTCAAACAACTTAGCTATGAAACCAGCTAATGCCGTTACTACTTTTAATATAACACTTGCTATTGGTGCCATTGCAGTGCCGAATGCAACCAATACTCTTACAATATTACCGATTAGATCCATAATGACTGGACCATTTTCTTGTACATACTGAACAAACTTTTTAAACCCTTCAGATTTACCAACTTGTTCAGACCATTCTCTAAACTTAGCAGTCATTTTAACTAGCCAATCAAAGATATTAGAACTGTTTTGAGCAAATGCTTTCATCAAGTTACCAATACCCATGAATACATTGCCAAATATTTGACCTATTTTAGGTAAATTAGTTTTAGTGTATTCAATAAACGACTTAATAGCGTTCTGACCTGCTATGCTGTTAGCCCAGTTTTGGAACTTTTTACCTAGATTATCTAAGCCTTTAGCAGTCCATAAAAATAGTGGACCTAATTGAGTGAATACATTAATAAGTCCGTCACCAAAGCGTCCTGCAGCACTTAATAATGTGTTGAATGTCTTAACACCTGTTGTATTCATCATGTTAAAGAATTTGCTAGCAGTTTGACTGTTTTGAGCCCATTTTAAGACACTCTGTGACGCTTGTTCCATTCCTTTAGAGATACCTGCTAAGAATGGTTTCATACGCCCTAAAGCTACGTTAACAGTGTCTAAAGCGTTAGATAACGTATTGAAGATTTGTGCTTGGTTTTGTTTGATAATACTTTCCCATGTTGATTGAACTTCTTCTAAAGAAGCCTCATAACGTTTAGTTTGTGCTGTTGCTTCTAACGTTCCATCACTCAACATCTTAATTGCACTTACTGCCATAGCACCAAATGCAAACGCACCACCTGCAGCGATACCAAATGCACCAGCTACACCTAAGGCACCACCAGCAACTACACCTAATGCGTTAGCTACTGCCATGATGGCGGGTACTAAACCAGCTATAATAGGAATAAGACCTTGAAAACTAGCGATTAGCACACCTTTGATTTGTTGTCCGAACACAGTACCAAATGTACGAATACGAGTAGCTAATCTATCCATTTTGTCGCCGTATTCATCTAAAGACTGACTTAAAGCTCTAGTTAATACTTGAGCTCTTGTCATTCCCCTTGTATCAAAGTTAACTTTTACTGTTTTATCATGTAAGGTTGCAAGCATAGCTTTAGCACCTAATACTGAACGTTTTAAGGGGTTGTTGTTACCTTTAATATCTACTTCTTTATCTCTTAATTGCTGTAATTTCTCTTTAACTACTGCAATTGCTCGTTTGATAGGGTTGTTGTTACCGTCTATATCAACGGTATGTTCTCGCCAACGTTGAGCCATTGCTTTTGCAGTGTTTAAGGCTCGTTTAAACTTACTGATATTCGCATCGACTTGTGTTTCAATCTCGTCAGGTATTTCAGTTTTAGCCATACGTTGAGCTTTTCTGATATTCCGTTGGAAATCTGTAATGATCGCCGATATACGAGCCATAAAGTTTTTATTCATGGCTAACCTCCTTTTTGACTAGTATTGCGTAATGAATTCATAAAGCGTCGTGTACCTTGTTTCTGAACATTTCTAATGCGTTTGTTATGTGCTAACTTACGTTCTTTCATACGTTCGTATTCTTCTGACTGTCCACGTACTTCGTATCTTGCACGCTCTAACTGCTTCTGTAATCGTTTAAGTGATTTACCAGCTTGCACAAGACCGTTAGCTTGAGCACCAAATAATAAAGTTTCTTGTTCATCAAGTAACGCCAATCTACGACCTACAACCCAGTCTTTCCATTCATTAGGCGTCAAACTCATTAATTCATCATAAGGAAGATAGCCTATGTATTGACTGGTTATCTGCCGTATTTCTGAATAATCTAGTAAGGTAGCTCGCCCATGATTTCTTTGTAATTGTTCTTCATGAACTCGATACCGTTCTTCGTAGACTCTTTCTCTTCTTCTTTGACCATAGATGGAGCCGAGTTCATTTGTGTCCAGAATAGACGTGATTTCTGCTTGAAAAAACCACTATGATTTAAAACTTGCAATGCACCTTGTAACAATTCGATAGAGTCTTGTTTTTCATCGATAATTTCCATTAGTGTTTGTTCGATATCTTCACGTTTAGGTGCATTCTTACCTAGATAAGCTGTTGCACATTCCCAAAAGTCTGCAATTGCGATTGGATCACGTTCTAAAATACCGTTATAAATAGCATTAAAACCAGATACTTTAGTAGTTTTACCATTTTCATCTTGCTCGTCTTTAGCGAATTTCTTGGCCGCTTTATCAAATAAGAAAGTAGCTTTTGCTTCTACTTCTTCTCCGTTGATTTCTAATTCAGTAATAGGGTTGATTGTATTTTCAGTCATTCTTTAACCTCTTTCTGTTATTTTTACAAAAAAATAGAGGGCTTAATGCCCTCGTAAAGTTATGCACCAGCACTAGGTGTACGATTTTCATATGAGTCTGTATAAGCTCCCATATCTTCCCATTCAACTGTAGGAGCAGCAGCACTAGGGTTGAGCCATTCTGGTGGTAATGAATCAACAGAACCGTCAGCACTGTTAAATTTAACTTTTGCAGTGATTTCGATTTTGTCATCCTCATCATCAAATGACCATTCGTGCTCTTCTACAATTACATAAGCGAAAGTACCGTGATGTTTACCGTCACGTTTCTTAACTTCCCAAATCCATAAACGTAACTGCTTGAAGTTTTTAACTGACTCTTTTAAAGCTTCTTGACCTTTGTCGCCAGGTACACGGTCAACAGTTAACTTGATTTCTTCTTCTACAGAGTTACGACCATAGTCTTTTTTGCCACCTGTAATCATTTCAGCTAAATCATTACTGATTGTGTGTCCACCCTCAGCTAAACTAGCTAACAGAATAGCATCTTCTTCTTTTAGCTTGCTCGCTAAATCTTTGTCAGCGATTTGTAACGCTGCAATATATTTATTCTGCGCCATTCGTTACACTCCTTTGTAAAGTATTGTGTCTGTATTTAAAAATAAGCCGAATGATACCGTGCTTCGTGTACTGATCAATGTCAGTTATCACTTCTTGTGTATCAATTCGACTTTTAATGAATGAGTAATGTTCGATTTCAAATTCAGTATTAAGTACATGGCCTAAAAACTGAATAATTTGCGCTGCTTCATCACGATTTCTCGCTTGACTATACACGTGTAAGGTTACGCCTACATCTTCAAACATACTCGTTGTCGTTTCTTTATTAGTGACGTTTGTTTCACCCACAACGATATATGGGTAAACAGCGTCTTTTTGAACGCAATCAAAAACCCTACCGCCTAGTTGTTTACTGACGATAGGGTTACTCTTTAATTTGTTATATATCTTGTTGAACAGATACCGTTCTACTGATACCCACATATCTTAACCACCTTATGAAAAATACTTATTGAAAAACGCTCTACCTTCATCAATTGCTGGTTCCCAAAAAGGTTGTGCATGTTGCCCTTTAGTTGTGTGCCAATGTCCGTCTGCGTCTTTGTAACGCCACGGGATATTCTTTGCACGACTACCACCCGGACCGACTGCGTATATCCCTGTACCGTAGTTGACGTAAACTGCGTACTCACTGCCGATATTAATAACGCCTGTTAATCCGCCCTTCTTAAAGTCCATAGAAACACTTTCTCTAAGATAACCGGTGTCAACAGGCATGTTACTAACTATTGAATTGTGAATAATAGTTGTTGTCTTGGCTATACCTTTTTTAGCCCATCTAATCGTTTCTTTTTCGAACTCCTCAAGCTCCTTAACTAAATCCCAATTTCCGTATTTAACCTTAGCCAATAGGACATTCTCTCAATCTTGTTAAGTTGATTTCTTGTTGCCCGCCTTGGTCGACAGGTTCTCCTACTACTTCGTAAGTTTTACCGTTGTATTTAAATAAGTTTGTGTTAGTTATTGGCAGGCTGTACGGCGTATATAGGTTTCTGTCGTATGATTGGTTCATTTGATGAAACTTGAGTTGTTCAGATGAAGTAGGCGTATCCATAAATCCTTGTATTGTTTTTTCGCTCTTAAAGCGCTCTTGTTCACGTGGATACTCTCCTACAACCTCTCTTGAGCCTAATTCGATTGTATGAGGAAACTCATTTAATGGATTAAACATGATAACCAGTCCAACGTAAGCGTCTAAATGGTTTAAGGTAACCGTATGTTTCCTTAGGTAGATCAGTAACGAAAGTGTAGCTCACAGTACCCATAGTACGCGAAGAAATATTGCTAGTCGTACCTTGTTTAATACAATTAGCGATGAATTTCTCTACATTACTAGGTAATGACTGCCTATTGAATGTTTGATTACAATATTCTTCAGCTACATTCAGATACTTTTCGATAAGTAATTCGATTGTTTCGTCATTTGAAGTATCATCGAGTGAGAGATTGTTTAATAATTTAACGTCTTGTGCGTTCATTACTCAACACTTCCTAATGCTTCAATGAGTTCATCTTTTTTCATACTAGAAAAGCCCTCTATTTCACGTTCTTTAGCGAGTTCTCTTAATTCTGATACTTTCATACCTTTTAAGTCTTTGTCGCTCTCTGCACGCTCAATAAGGGGCTTGTTTTGACGGTTCTCTTTTGTGGATAGTTCAGTTAATCGTTCATTACTTACATTTAAACCTTTACGAGGGAACGTATCTCCAACGTTATATTCGTAGTTGTTATCTTGTAAGTCTGTGAAGTATTCGATTACTTTATACATACGTCACTACCTCCTTTTATGCGCCTGAGTCTGTAGTTCCTGCGCCTTTAGTAACCTTAACTGCTTTAGATTCATCATATAAGTATGCTACATAATGTTTATCACTGTATAAAGCAGTTGTTTTAGTTGAAGGATCACGGTCAGTTTCTAAGAAGAAATCACGTTTAGTGATTAATTTAACTGCACCACGTTTAGCTAAAATAGCTTCGCCCTCATCTAATTTCTTAGAACGTACAATTACTGCACCTAAAGCTTCACCAAATGCACCCTTAACGATAATGTTATCGCCTAATTCAGTCGCACGAGTGAAGTTTGAAGAAGCACTAGAACGTAACTTGCCAGCGTCTTTAGGATTAATGAATAATACCATTGGTTCTAAATCTTCATCATCGAATGTGTCAATTGCAGCTTCTAAGCCTGCTAATGTGCCGATGTCTGCACTTACAGTTAATTTAGTACCTCGTAAAGCTTCTAATACGTCATTATCTACTTTGTTAGCAATAGCTAAACCATGTTGACGTACTGCTTCTCCTTGAGGGTCGCCATAACCAGACAATAAAGCTTCATCAGTAATATCAGTACCTTTACCGATTTTATGAATTTTAGCTTCACGTCTGTTAGTTTCAATTTTGTCTACAGGGATTTTTTGTCCTTCAGGTACTACTGTAGCATCGCCACTGTAAACAAATGCAGGGAAAGTTAAAGTGTCACCTGGTTGTCCTACTAATGTACTGTCAATGTCTGCAAATTGTGCAAATCTCAATTTCTTATCTAATTCTGCTTGCATCATAGGTTTTAATACTTCTGGAACGATTTGTGTACTTTTAGTTGTTGTTCCTTGTGCCATATGTTATTACCTCTTTTCTAATTGTTTATTAGAGCGTCATAAGTCTTTCTATCGTTAACGAATAGATTAGTTCTCTCTGCAACGCTCATGTTGTTAAATTCTTCTTGTGTGACTCCACCATTTACGTTTTTACCGTCATCTGGTGTGCGTCCACTTGGTTTGCTTTCGGCAAATAAATAAGGCTTAGACTCTTTTAACGATTCAATCGCTTTATCTAAACCTTTAACTTTACCATCATCTTGTAGTTCTAGTTCATCTTTGTTGATGAAAGCTAGAATGTCGTCAGCGTCGTTTGCGTCTTTCGCAACTGCCAACTTAACAGCGTTATTCAATTGTGATTCTTGGTACTTAGTTTGCCACTCTGCGTTTTTATCTTTTAATTCGTCGAGTTCTTTTTGTAACTCGCTATCATCTTTCACAGAGTCTTGTAACTTGGCAATTTGTTCATCACGGTTAGTAATCTCTGCTTTTAATTCATCGATTTCAGCGTTCTTATCATTCAATCGAGAACGTGGTACCATACCTGATTTCGATTCATCAATAGCATCAATCACTTTCTGTTTATCGATTTCACCGTCTTTAAATTGCCCTAATAATGCGTATAAGTCCATATTTAACTACTCCTTTTACGTTTTTAACGTGTTACGACACGAAAGATTAAAATAAAAGAAGCAGTTTAACGACTTACTTCAGGTCGAGTAGTAGGTTACTAACCGTTAAAACAAGTTAAAGTTTGCATTTTCAGCATTTTTCTCATTAATATAACTTCTAATTATTTCTGTATCAGCTTCATTGCTTATTCCTACCTTTACAAC